CTCTAGATAAATGTATTCTGCTGGGGCGTGAATATGCCGGGGATACATTCATAGAATATAATTGTGGCGACGCTTCTTGGATGGTGTCCTTTTTAGGAGCAAAAAACACGTTCCACTTAGATTTGATGTTATCTATGATCTTCATGTTTTTATCCTCCTTATGTTATCAATATTAATATATTTTTCCAATTCCGGTTTCATTTGAACAAGTTCATATTTTGCATTATCCAAATTTACAGATGCAAAACCTTTCATTAAATAATCAAAAGTACTCTTATTCTGTTCTTTTGCTTTTTCATATCCGGTATCATCTAAATAGCCTTTTGCCTTTAAATCTGTCAATTTTCCGAGATTTCCGCTATAATTTTTCGTAACAGAATCTGTATACATTTTAAAGACATCTGCTCCGCTTATTTCTTTTCCATCTTTCATAAATTTAGTTTCATATCGACCATATTTGTCCAATACTTTTAATTTCATTCCACCAATTTTTTTAGGAATTTCCATTTGTATGGCCTTTATCATATCTTTTTGTTTTTGTTCTTCTTCTTTTTGTTTTCGTGCTTCTTCTTTTCGCATATCATCCATTCGTTTCTTTTGATCCCCTATATAGTTTCCTACCAAACCAATAGCTAATTTTTTTAAAGCTTCTTTTGCCAAATCTCCTGCAAAACTTCCGCCTCTTGATTTTTTTTCATTTGATGTTCGATCAAACACCTTTTTATTGGTTTGATAATCGTTTCTTTGAGGTTCCGTCCCCGGTTTAGAAACGAGTTGAGTATATTCTTTTTCTCTTCTTAATCTATCCAATGCCAAATCCAAATCATCGTCCGTTAATTTTGAAGCATTTCTTCGGGCTTTACTATAATTGAGATTTCTCTTTTTAGCCAATTTTGCAGATTTTACGATTCTTCTATGCTCTGATCTAGACAGAGGGTAAGGAGGACCATTTCGCTTTCCCCATTCTTGACCTTGTATGCCATGATGATACAGTTCGTTTTTCAAACGTATCACCCCTTTCCAGGATAAATTCCAGCGCCAATTTTTGCTTCTTTTGAGCCTGACTTGGAAGTTGTAGACTCTTTGTATGTAGCTCCGTTTTGAAGTAATGGCTTTTCATTAGATGGCAAACGTGGTTTTTGATTATGTGCGTCTCTTTTAATAGATGCTTGCGTTCTTCTGTAATTAACCCAACCATTTCCCATATCCTTACCAGGATTATAACTTCTATCTGGTCGATCGCTAAATTGTTTACGACCTTCTTTTTTCATCTGTTGTTTACTTTGATCGGTTTTAATCTTTTTCCATGGATTTGCTTTTACTCCTTCAACTTTACCAACTTCTTGATCGTTCTCATCGTTACCATATTTACGTTTCTTATCAGCATCAGCCAACTGTTTTAGTCGATGCTGACGAAGATTAATTAGCTTTCTCGCCATATGTTCACCTCCTTATTCAAAGTCTTCTTTATGCAACTTATATGCAACCCAAGCATCCATAAGAGCCGATACATTATCAATCTTTTGATCGTATCTTTGCTTTAACAATTTACGGTTTCCATTAGTGTCTACAACGGTCATACTGTTACCCATAGTGTATTGCATGATTGCTTGGTCGAATATAAGTAGACGATTTTCAGCCAAAAGCTTTATTTCGCCTAACGGAACAGATTCCGTTTTTGCACCTTGAATAACTTTTTCAATACCATATGGTGAATTCTCTCGTTCCCATCTTTCCACAAATTCTCGAGCATTATATGGGTCATATCCAAAACTACAAACCTCAAATTTATTATCATCAATAAATTTAATTAAATTATCATATACCTGCATCATGTCAAGAACTGTTCCCGGAAATATAATTAAAGTACCCTCATTTATAAATTCTTCATACTTAATTCTTTGTGCCATAGGTAATTTATCTAATGTGTTTTGTGTAATATAACTTCTGCATTTAACTCCAAATTGCTCTCTTGGAAGAGGAAATAAGAAAGTAAATGCACAGAAGTCGTCACCTCTAGACAAATCTGCACCCATAGAGCATCTCATGTTCCAGAAATCTCTATGCGGATGCAAAAGTGTTTCTTCATAGCGGAAGAAATATGTGTATCCTTCCATTGGCAGTCCAAATCTCTTAGCTAAAATGTCATTTCTTGTTGAAGGTTCCTTTTCTGCTCTCTCAACATCTTGCTGATATACATCATAACCAACAGTTATGCCAATATTTGGGTTTGCTTTAATCCACATCGCAGGATTAGAAACTTCCTTAATATCGTCTAATTTGTACCACCAAATAGATACATGCGGATTTTTGTAAACTCCTTTAAGAATATCCATTAACTCTAACTTAATCGTATCGCCAGGGCCATTTCTCACACAACCTTCCGAAGAAGACGCGATGATGACATAATCTTGACCACCTTTAGCACAACCTTGTTCCAAACAACCAATAACATCTTCTTTAATATCTCCAGAAAGCCATTCGTCTACAGTACAGATTTTAGCTCTTATACCCTGAAGTTTATCTATAGACATAGGTCTAATCTGCAATAGAGAATTTGTCATAAAATTTACTATTCCATCTTTGGTTGGTGCTAATTTTGGTCTATTTGCTTTTGATCCAGTTGTGTTTTGTAATGATCCAGCAGTCATAAATTTAAAGTATGGACCTCTGGCTCTTGACAATGCCGTTTTAATAGGAGACATAACTTCTTCAGCTTGAAGCATCGTAGGAGCAGTTGTCACTTGATATGTTGTTTTTCTATCAACACTTAAAAAATAAGCTTGGATGTCGCTATCATACATTGATTTGGCCGCACCACGAGCGACTATTAAATACTGTTTTTGTATCAAACGTTTCTTAATCATCTTATTAACGTATCGTCCTGGCCTTCCGTGTTGCCCAGGTTCGTATACGCTTCGCTCAATAAAGTAGTACCATCCAAATAACTGCTCA